GCTTGTCAAATAAATATGGCCCTGATCAAGCACTAAAGAAATTAATTAGAGAAGACAATACAGAAGTTTCTTTGGCTCAGTTGCAAAAGAGATATGGAAAACCAGAAGACATAAAAGGAACTGTAAAGAAAGCAACAACACCACCAAAAGCAGCACCAGCTCCAACTCCAACTCCAGCAAAAACAACTGGGATAAAAAGTTCTCCTGCTATTGCAACAGAAAGTCTGGATATGTATTTAAAGACAAGTAAAACAGCTAAATCTATTCAAGAATTTGTTGACGATAGTATTGATGCTTTGGAATCAGTTGGAGGTCAAACAGCTAAAAATACTAAGAAGATGAGAGATTTTCTTAAAAAATCAAAATGTATTAATAACTTTAATTTAAGTGGTGATAAATGGAATTTTGACCAAGCAACAGAAAGAATTTTAATAAAAAATAAAAAAGCTTTTGACGCTGCAAATCAAACTGCTAAAAAGTTTAATGAAGCTGGTCGGTTTAATACTAAATATGCAAGGGATGTAAGTTTTCATGCTGGAGCAACCACGAAAGCTTTTGAACAAAAAAATCTAAGTAGTGCTTATTTCAAAGATATGTTTAAACATATATTCCAGCCAGCAGGAGGAAGCAATGTTGGATACACCACTATGTATTCAACAGTTGTTAACTCACAAGTTAAAACATCATCTAAAAAGCTCACTAAAAAATTAGCTTTAAAAATGAAAAAAGCAGAAAATGATGTTTTATTAAATAACAAAGCTTATGTAGATTATTGGAAGGCTGGAGATTTTTCAAAGCTCTCTCCAACCGAGTTGTTTGTTAACTCTTCAAAATTCTATGACGAAGGAATTAAAGAAATAGATTGGCTTTCGACAATGATCCATGAAATCGGTCATCAAGTACATTTTAAAGGTTCAGGTGCAGCTCCTTTAGCTAATAAATTTAAAAAGATGGGTGGAATGAACTTTGTTACGGGATATTCAAGAAAGAACCCAAGAGAATTGTTTGCAGAATCATTCGAGCAGTATGTTGTGAATCCTGAAGGCTTAGAAAAAAATGCTCCAAGACTCTATAATTGGGTCGAGGAAACTTTAAATAATGCTCTAACTGAATTATGAACACAGAAGAAGCTTTGCGTCTTTCGCAGCGTTTTCCAGAAGATAAAACTGTTCCAAAAAAGATTGCTAAAGCAATTAAAGAAAGTTCTGGGGAAGAAAAATACAACCTCCAACGTATTGCGGAGGGCTTAATTGTTGATGCAATCACGCCAGACGATATAAAACTTGTAGACAAGTATCTCTTTAGTTAAGGACAAAAAAAAATAATCTTGATAAGATAAGCAATAACCTTGTGGGTTTCCATGTCTGACGAAACAACTGCTCCTGTGGAGCAAGCTGTTGATTCTGAAAAAGAGAATCTTAAAGCTGAATTAGAAGCAATGCGTAAAAAAAACGCTGAGCTATTAGATGAAACAAAAAAAGCAAAAGCAAAAGCAAAAACTGCTCCTGATGTTGACGTTCAAGCTTTAATTGATTTCAAAAACAATGCAGAACAAGCTGAACTTGAAAAGCAAGGAAAATATACAGAAGCAAGATCAAAACTTGAAGAACAATACAGAGAAAGATCAGCCGAAAAGGACAAAAAAATTACAGAACTTGAAACAAAAGTCCGAGAGCTGGAACTTATTTCCCCTGCCTTACAAACCTTGGCGGAGATAGTGCATGATCCAAGTTTAGTGTTAAATAATTTCCTGCCTAAAGATAAAATTGAAGTTGATAATGGTGTTCCTGTTGTTGTTGATGGATATGAAAGAACGCCTGTTAATGAGTGGGCAAAAGGAAAGTTACCTGATTACATTTTAAAGCAACCAAAACCTCAAGGTGGTGGTGCTCCTGCTGGTAGATCTAGCGGAGGTGAAATTCCTGCTGGAACTAAAAACCCATTCGCACAAGAAACTTTCAATATTACAGAGCAGATGAGACTTTATAGAACAGACAAAGATTTATATGATCGCTTGAAAAATGCAGTTAAACGCTAATATGGTTGCATAAGGCAAGGCTGTGCTGAGCCGTAAGGGTTTGTGACCCACATCGTAAAACTAATTTTAGGTAATTTTCATGGCAACCGTAAGGTCTGACGTGATCATTCCTGAGGTCTTTACGCCGTATTTGATTGAGCAGACAACTCAGCGTGATGCCTTTTTGGCTAGCGGTGTGGTTCAACCAATGGCTGAGCTTAATGCGACCGAAGGAGGAGATTTCGTTAATGTTCCTTTCTGGAAAGCAAACCTTTCTGGAGATTTCGAGGTATTAACTGACAGCAGTTCTTTAACACCCGGAAAGATTCAAGCTGATAAGCAGATTTCTGTAATTCTTCACAGAGGTCGTGCATGGGAAGCAAGAGACTTAGCTGCTTTAGCTGCTGGCTCTGATCCTATGGCTGCTATTGGTGCAAAAGTTGGTGCTTACATTGCCAACCAAAGACAAAAAGACTTGCTTTCAGCATTGTCTGGTGTATTTGGTTCAATCAATGCAAATGACAGCAACTCTGCTTTATTTGCTAATTGCATCGACTCAGAGAGTGGCGATACTCCAACATCTTTGAGTCCAAAGCACGTTGCAAAAGCAAAATCAATTCTTGGTGATGCTGGCGATCAGTTAACTGCTGTTGCTATGCACTCAAAGGTTTACTACGACTTAGTCGAGCGTAAGCTTGTTGATTATGTTCTTGCCTCTGACACAAACGCAACTGCTACTGCTTCTGGCGGTACTATTGCTCCTGCTTACGGCGGTAATGGTTCGGTTCCTACATATTGTGGGCTTCGAGTTATCGTTTCTGACGATGTGGCAACTACTGGTTCTGGTGCTTCTACCGAGTATTCAACCTACTTCTTTACACCCGGAGCTATTGCTTCTGGCGAACAGGCAGGTCTGACAACAGAAACAGATAGAGACATCCTTGCAAAATCTGATGCAATGGCTGTTGATCTCCATTACACATATCATCCTGTTGGTACTAAGTGGGCTGTTACAACAACAAACCCAACTCGTTCTCAACTTGAAACCGTAGCCAACTGGTCGAAGGTCTACGAACAGAAAAATATCGGAATTGTTAGAGCAACTAACGTTTCTAATCAGGACTAAGAGGTAACTAACTATGGCATCACAATTTGAAGCCGTTGCTGGTAAAGCTATTGGTTACACAACTGGTGGAACTGTTACTCAAGCAACTAACAAGTCAACTGCCGTGACTCTTAATACAGAGTCAGGTCAGATAACAATGAACGCTGCTGCTTTGGCTGACGGAGCAGAAGTTACATTTCAAGTCAACAATGATCGTGTAGCTGCAACTGACGTTGTAGTTGTTAACCACGGATCAGGTGGAACTGCGGGTGCTTATTGGCTCGTTGTTTCTACTGTTGCTGCTGGTTCTTTCAAGGTTACTGTTGGAAATCTTTCTGGCGGTTCTTTAAGCCAAGCAATTGTCATTAACTATGCTCTTGTAAAAGGTGCATCTAGCTAATGGGAATGTTCGCATTTAGGCGAATGAAGGAAAGGGAGGCTGCCGCACAGGTGGCCTCTATTCCTGTTGAAACTCCTAAACCAAAGCCCAAAAAAAAGCGTAAAACTAAAGTTTCTTCTAATGGCAATAACGATAGTAGCGACAGCAGGAGCAGCTAACGCTAACAGCTATTTAACTCTTTCTGATACACAAGATCTTATTGACGGTCTGATGGAAGATGATGATGTTGTTGCTTGGGGAACTGCTACAACTGACCAAAAAAATAGAGCTTTATATTCAGCGACTCAAAGAATTGACCGTGAAAGATTTTTAGGTGCAAGGGCAACAGATACACAAGCTTTGCAATGGCCTCGTACAGGAGTAAGAAAGCCTGATACTTATATCAATACTTATGCAACTGGGTTTCCTTTTCGTATAACAACAGATTATTTTACAGATACAGAAATACCAGATCAGATTAAAAAAGCATTAGCTGTTTTATCTGTTTATTTGAATAACAATAAAGACGGTCTTGGGCTTAGTGGATTAGAAGATTATCAAAACATCAAGGTTGGATCTTTGGATGCAACTCCTAATAATTATGGTGCTGTTGGTGCTGATCGTGTCCCACCAATGTTTGAAAGATACTTCACAGGCATTAGAATTAGTGGGCCGGGCAACATCGCTGTAAAAAGAAGCTAATGGGAATTACTTATCCTGCTGCAATCATCATCACTGACACAAACGCCCATACTGGGAGGTTTGGAAAAATTACTTGCTTAACAGATTCAACTGTTACGTTGGTTTCTTCAAATGTTACAAAGAATGGTTCTTCAACTGTTTCTGGAATTGACTTAAAAGCAAGTACAGACATTGAAGGAGTTTTTACTAGCATTACCCAAACGAGTGCAGGGTCACTTATTGCTTACAGGATCTAATGGCTGTAAAACCTAAAGGCTTTAGGAAAGCTGCAAAGAAAGTTCTTAAAGCCGTTGGTGGTGATGTAACAATTCGTAAAGTTACAGGAAGTGCATATAATACGGCAACTGGAACGATGGGAGAGACAACGGCAGATACAACTGTTAAAGGATTTGTTGAAAATGTTATTGCAAGACAAGTTGATGATTTAGTAAAAGCAACTGATAAGCGTTTAACAATTGCTGCTTCTGATTTGGATTACACTCCAACAGTTTCAGATCGTGTTGTTATTAGTTCTAAGGTTTATCAAATAATCAGAGTTGAAATAACAGAACAAGGTAATACTGCTATTAGCTATGAACTAATTTTGAGGTTGTAATGGCTGCTAAATGGAAAGGTGTCAAACCTGAAAAATTTGCATTTGTAATTGAGCAAAGAATGAACGCTTTGCTTAGTCAGGCTGTTTTACATACAGACAGTATGTTGAAGCAAGAAAGTCCTGTAGACAAAGGACGGTTCCAAAATAGTTGGCAAATAGGTGAAAACGGTACAGGTGAATATGACGGAGGAGAAGGTTTAGGTCAAGCACCTCCTGTTGGAATGAATTACAACGTAGGGAATGAAAAGATAGGAAACTCTTACACCATTCACAACTCACTTCCTTATGCAGAAGCACTAGCAGCAGGTCATAGCAAACAAGCTTCTCCGGGTTGGGTTCAACAAATTGCAAAAGACATGCAAGGCTGGATTCAAACCAATGCAAAAAGAATTGGTAAAGAAAGCGTATGAGTAGCACTTTTAATGACGTTAGAGCAGCAATAGAAGGACGTATTGCCACAGAAATGGCATTAAGTCCTGCTTATCCTGTTGCTTATCAGAACGCACCATTTACTCCACCAAACAACACACCTTGGGTTCAAGTATTTCTTAGATTTGGAACTAATAGCTATGCCACATTACGACCACCAACCACAGGAGAATCGTTTAACCGTCAAACAGGCACTTTGGTTATTAATGTATTTAGTCCTGTTGGTGTTGGGGCAGGCGCAAACCTAACAATTGGAGAACGTATAAAAGATAAATTTGACAGAGCAAAGTTCAGCAGTATTATTTTTGATCCTTGTTCAGGATTAGCTACAATACAACCAGCAGAGCAAGAAGCGTTTTATCAAACGCAATTCTCAGCTACATTTGACGCATACTTAGATTGATCTAATCCAATGGCTGTTACTGTTTTATCAGGTACGTCTGGAGCCTTGTACTACAAACCTGCTGGTACTACAGGAACCTTCAGCCCTACTGATGTCACCATAGGCACTGAAACTATGGTTGTTCAAGCTTACTTAAATTTAAAAGTAGGTGATCCCGTTAAATTCAAAGTTGTTGATTCTTCTTCTGGAGGAGCTGGAACAGGAACGCTTCCTGCTGGTTTAACTGCTGGTACTGAGTATTTTGTTAAGACTTACACAGCAAGCACAGGAGCAATGACTGTATCAGCAACAAATGGCGGTTCTGCTGTGAACTTAACTGATGTTGGAACAGCAGCAGCTCCTAATGAGTTTGAGGTTTATTACAGTGATTATGCTGCTATTGGACAAGTTCAATCTTGGTCTTTTGAAGTAACAAGGGCTGAAATTGACGTAACAACTATTGGTCAAACAGTAGGACAAACAGCACCATTTAAAGCTTACATTCCGGGCTTTGCTGATGGCTCAGGCAGTGCAAGTGTTTACGTTACAGACGAAGATGCTGCTTTATCTAACAGACTTGTAGAAGATGTTTTACAGCGTCAACAAGTAGGGGCTGCATTTAAGCTTTATACAGACAAACAAGGAACAGAAGCATTAAGTCGCAGTATTGCGATGGATGCCGCTTTACTTTCTGCAAGCTGGAACATCAACCCAGATGATGCACAAATGGTTGAGATCGCCTTCAGACCAACAGGTGCTCCAACCTTTGATCTAAGTGCCTCTTCTTAATTTTATTGGGTCTTTATTTGTTTATCGAAGTCCCAAGCCCGGACAGGGTTTTGCTTCCTTTTTGCGTTATTTACCAAATAGGAAATTAAGACACTTAGCAGGAACAACAAGTCATTACGACAAGACAAGATTAATTCACATGATCTTGGCAGATAGAAATAGAGGCTAGCCGTATGGCTGGCCTTTATTGTTATTGATATAATTTATGCAAACAGAATTATTTTTTATGCCAACGGCAAAAACAAAATTAAGCCCATTAGAAAGACTCAAAAAAGCATCTAATTTAGTCCAAGAAAAAAAGGTTGTAAGACTAACAGATGGAACTGATTTTGAGTTTTGGTGTACTCCTTTAACAATGGCAGAAAGGGAGCAAGCCATGAAAGGAACTAATAACGATATGAACGCTTTTGCTCTTCGTTTGTTTATTGCTAAAGCATTATTTGAAGATGGAAGAAGAATGTTTGCTGCTGGTCAAATTGACGAAATGCGAAACGAAGTAACTGCTGAAATCATGGATAAGGTAATGGTGGCAATTTTGCCGGGACAAGGGGAGGGTGATGATTTAGACCCAAAAGGCTAAAAGAGGAATTAAAAAAAGATAATTTTTTATTACTTCAATTAGGAGTAGCAAAAGAGCTTGGGTATACATTGCAAGAGTTAAATCAAAAAATTACACAAGAAGAATTAATTCTTTGGTCGGTTTATTTTGACTTTTTAAATGAAGAACAAGAAAAAGAGATGAGAAGGGCAAAGTACCGCTAAGATCTACATATAACAGAAAGTCGAAATGTGGCCTCGTTAGTTTCAACAGTTGGAATTAAGTTTGAAGACTTTGGAACACCAGCAAAGTTAAAGAAAACTGCTGCGGCTGCAAAACAAACAGAGAAAGCGTTTGAACAATTAGCAGGGAAAGCAGCA